AGAGCAGAACGGACTTCTTACAATGCAGATGAATTGTATCACGGACGAGCTTAAAGGAGAGGATGCAGCTGTGACTCCTACCGAACATTCGGGGGAATAAATAGCCAGTCTGAAACGAGTAGTAAAAAGGCTGTGACTGGCTATGACGAAACAGCCGTAGATGATACAGAACTCAATAATTAGTTTATAAGGGGCGGTTTTCGGACTGCCCCTTTCCCTTATAAAAAGGGAGGGAAAGGATAGGTAAAATGTATAAGGTTTTGAATATTTCTGGAAAAGATTATAAGATCGAATTTTCTGTAGAAGCTTCATTGTATGGTGAGTGTACAGAGAAAGTAATAAATCTTATGACGGCAGTTAATGAAGATGGCGATAACGCTGATAGCATTAAGGCAAAATTCAAAGGGATTTCAGACATTCCTCAAGTGGCTCTTTCTATGTTCTATGCAGGTCTTATGGAACATCACGGGACGGAAGAGGGAGACGGAGAGGTGCCGGATAAGAAAACGGCCAAAATCCTTTTGAAAAGTTATATCAAGGAAAACAACGGAAATTTCTGGTCTGTTATGGAAATGCTGTTAGATCAGATGGGTGAAGATGGTTTTTTCAAACTGATCGGTCTGGAAGAGATGATGTCTCCAATGACCGAGGAGAAAGAGACGAAGAAACCACAGGATCACAAGAAGAAGCAGCCAAAAGTTTCCGAGAGCAAGTAATTGAAGATTTGTTACCGGCAGCATTGAAAATCGGGTTGACAGAGTATGAATTTTTTCATATGACTCCTGCGGCGATAAATCGAAGAATTACAGCATATAACGACAGATTGAAAAGCGAAAACGATGATAAAGAGTATTTCGCTTGGCTTATTGGTTTTTACACACAGTTTTCAATCGGAAGTGCATTTAATGGAGACGAGGTGAAATATCCGGAGAAGCCTTTTTATTCAAACATTGAAGCAGATAAAGATTCTGAAAATGTTAAAAATGATAAGGCGGAAGCAGAAATGAGAAGGCTGGATGCACTTACAAGACGTGCAAATCATAGGCTTGAAATTCAGAGCAAAAAACTAATGGAAAGTAACGGCGAGGTGTAAAAGCCCCGCCGTCTTTTTTTGAATGGAGGGATAAATATGGCAAAGATTACAGCGGTAACGGTACACGGCGGTCATAATCCGCAGGGTAAGATTGCTTGCGGTGCCAGTGATTACATCGACGAAAGCAAGGAAGATAGAGTTATTACCAAAAAGGTGGTAAAGCTTCTGAAAAAGAACGGGATTA